CGTGATGCTGCAGCGGTTCCTTTAAGGACTGCACCCCCTGGCACGAATAGTGTAGGTAATGAACCTAAGACCTCACCACCCATAGCCAACAGAGGGTTAGCGTCTTTATAGATCTTATACTTAGCACGTTCTTTAGCAACGTATGTGTCGTAGTCGCCACCTGTGAGTTCTGAGACAATACCACCGATCTCTTCAGAGAATCCAAAGGTGAGGCCTTGTAGGGCTGCAGTGCCAAATCCAGACTCTTCAGGCATCTCACCAGTCTGGCGATACGTACCGTAGAGGTTAGAGACAGCTTTAACATCCATGCCTTGCTGTTTAAGGAAGGTGGCGGCATCTTTAGCAGAGGCTCCAGATTCCTTCATTGCATCCAACTGTGTAAATACTTGCTTCAACTCAGCCATTAGCCCCAAGCCCCTTCCATTGTTGCAGCTTCTTCTTCAGTCGCTTCTATCTGTTGTTGTGTCGCTTCACCACTACCTTCAGGTGTGAAGATTGATGGAACTTCAGGAGTGCTAAACAATTCTGTTCCTGTAATCACATCTAAGTTGAGACCCATTGTGTTGTAAGCGTTACGCTCACGGTCTCTCACTTCATTACCGTAAGCAACATTCTGTGCAGCCAACTGAGCTGTTAATTCAACAATCTCTTGACGTTGCTCTTTCGTTAAACGCTGCCCTGATTCTGCCTTATTCGCTAACACTTCTAAGCGAGTGAAGAGACCGCCAATCCCCTCCGCCAATTGGAACTCACCTTCACGTACAACAGAGCGTGGGTCTAGTGCTTTCATAAATTGGAAGATAGTGGCGATGTCACCTGCACCAGATTGCTGAGCTGCTGAAGCCATCACTTGTCGTGCAGCGTTAAGAGACTCTTCTACACGTGTAATCCGTGGATCAGATTCATACTTCTCTTTAAACTCCAGGGTTTTCTCACCAATCTTATCAAATGGTAATCCACCTGTGAGTAGTGGTATCTGTGCTTCTAAGTCTTTAGCTACTTGTTCTTGACCATCACGTCTTGCTTGAGCTGCAGCAGCCTTCACCTTGTTCACACGTTGGTTGTTAGTGAGGTTTGGATTAGGTACTGTAACTTCTTCACCGGCTTCATTCGTTGTAGTGATTGTAGTGTCTGCGAATAAAGAAGTTGTGAGGCGGTTGTAGTATGAGTCTCTAGAGGCTTTTGCTTGAGCCTTAGCCTGAGCATCCATAATAAATGGCAAAGCCTTATCAGGTGGTAGTTTCTTCAACATCGCTTTAGTGCCAGAAGACATGAAAGCATCTGGAATAGCATCCACTGTCTCTGGAACAATCTCTGCTAGATTGGCACGGTCTGTCTTAGCTTGCTGAAGCTGTTCAATCTGGTTATTCAACACTTGCATTTGCTTAACGTGTGAAGTGTCTGCACGTGCGTCTTGGTTCTTAGCAATGTTTAACTGAGCATCAGCACGTTCTTGTTCACGTAGTTTCAACTCTAAAGACTGTGCTTGTTGTGATAACTGTGCACCTGCCTCAACCAACCCTGCTTCTTGAAGACGCTTAGAGGCTAACTTCATAGACTCTGGGTTTGTGAAGTCTGTACCCTTGATAGCTTCTTGGCCTTTAGCAGCCTGTTGCTCTTCTGCAGTGAACGTTGCAGTACGGAGGGCATCACCTGCAGCTTTTTTACCTGCCTGTGCTAGTAACCCACCAAAGCCTACAGAGGCTCTACGTGCAGCTTTATTGAGGTCTACGCCTTGTTGTTGCATTTCACCGGCTGCAAAGCTACGGATCAGTCCTGGTAGGGCTGTGGTAGCTGAGACAGGCTGACCAAGTAGTGAAGCCTGTGCAGATGACTGCTGACGGATCTTTGCAAGTTGCTCTTCACGTACCTGTGACGGTGTCTTGAGCATCTTAAGAATCATTGACTCTGCCATTACTGTTCCTTAATCAAAATACTGTAAACCGTCAGTAACAGAGTTACCTGCGGCTTGTTCTTCTGCGCTAAGGAACCCGTAAGCGTCTGCCATAGCCGCTGCAGATTCATTAGATCCCCCTATACCCAAAGCTGACAGGAGACGTTCATACGGAGAAGTCTCATCAGCCTTCATTGCTTCAGCACCAAAGAATCCAGACAACGCATCAGCCAACGCACGGACACGTTGACCTTCCAGTGAAGCTGCTGCTGTACCTGCTGCAGCCTGTGATTCAAGACCTGCAATACCACCTTTGTACAACGCTTCAGACTGACCAAGCCCTGCAGACTGTGCAATGTTAGCAAGGTTCACAGCAGGTGTCAGTGCAGATAGTGCCTGAGACTCTGGTGTGTATGCAGCACCTAACAAGCCTTGGATGTTCTGAATGTTCATACCGGCTAGTGCAGGAGCCTGTTGCATCGCTGTGAGGAAGTCTTGAGACTGTTGCTCTTGGATAGCCTTCTCTAGTGCAAAGGCTTCTGGAGTCCCACCAAAGAGACCAGTCTGCGTACCCAATCTTCCTTGGGCGGCTAAGCGGTTCTCTAAAGCAATCCGTTGACGTTCAATCTCAGGCTGACGTGTCTCTTGTAATTGTGTGAAGAGTTGCTGTGCTGATGGAGTAGCTGCACCGACTTGACCCAGGGCTTGAGAGAGTAGTCCTTGCTGAATTGCTTCTGGAGTCTCTGCTAGTTGTTGAGTCAATTGCCCACCTGTACCGACTTGGGTAGTACCTGTGCCAGTTGTTACAGTGAATGGTTTAAACTCTGCAGCCTGTGCTGCTGTCTCACCTAGTGCAGTTGCTTGTCCAGAAAGACTTGTACCCATTTCCTTTAGGTAGTCGATCTGGTCTCCAGAAAGCTCATAAGGTAAATATGCAGAGGCAATTTGACCTCCAGTACCTAACAGCCCTGCTAAATCAATAGCCATTAGTATGTGCCCCCATCAATCGTTCCTGCTGTCAGAGTTCCTGTCACAGTTACTGCAGGAGCTGTTACTGTGCCTGTAAAGGTTGGAGATGACGTGTCAGACTTTGTAGCTACCGCAGTTGCAATAGCATCATATTCGTCATTGATCTCTGAACCTTTGATGATCTTTGCAGGGTTACCAGACGCTAAGGTGTCCTTTACCGCAAAGTTCGTTGTCTTTGTATAGTTCGCCATTAGATAGTCCTTCCTACGATAGCTTGTGCGGTCATACGCTGAATAGACACAGCCGCACCATTAACTTCTGCTTCAATACCCAACTGGACAACTTGACCGCCACCTGAAGCGTTTACGTTAGGGCGGTTTACCAAGACACCTGCGTTAAATTCACCGATGTTATACTCAGCGATATTGTATTCTGCGATTACCTGGGTAGATAACGTAAACCTCTTTTTCTTGTAAGCGTATGAGTAGTCATACCCCCAGTTAAGAGTAACGTCTGTTGCACTGCCTCCAATTACAGTAATCTTTAAATTCTTCAGCATCTTCAAATTAGATGGGGCACCAAAGTCAATGTAGTTTGTAAAGTACGACATCTGGTATGCAGAGCCGTTATCAGTAAAACCATCATACTCAGCAATGCCTAATGCTTTACCAATGAGTAAGTCACCGCTACGTGTTCTGCATAATGCTTGAGGCTGAATAGAATCCCATTGAGTTGCACGGTGGCTACCGTCTTCCAACGGTGCTCTCATATCAAAGCAATACGTAATTCCTGTTGTTGGTAACTGAAGAAGATAAAAAGCCTCTTCAGGAGAATAGACAGAGAATGTACGATCAGTTTCTGTACTGAGGTACTGCGTAAGTTCTGTACGTACATTCTTAGAGATGTCTGTCATAGGTGCAGACTTTTCTTGGATCGTGCGACGTAGGCTACGAACTCCAGAATCTGATAAGAAGATTAAGTCTGTACCCGTCACCTGCACAGAATCTCTAGCAATACACCCAACACCCACGATAGTGTCTGCCAGTGCCATCGTCGCAGGGTCTTCAGCACCTGTATACAAGATGATCTGACGTTTACCAAAGATAGCTAAGATACCGTTATGAACTGCTAAAGCTGTAATTTCATCAGCTCCGTCAGGCCACACCTTAGAGACATTTATAGAGCCAGAGCTGCCTGTATCCCATTTAAATCCTGTGAGTAGATCGCTCCAGTACACTGTGGTGTTATCGGAAGACGTTTTGGCAACCCAGAGTCTACCAAAGCCAGACTGCACGATATCCCCACTAGGAACCGTACCACTATAATCTGCGTGTGCAGATACTTCATCACAAGTCGTCCCATCATAGTAAATAGGATCAGACCCCTCACGGAACAAATAATGTACCCCGTTTAAAGTAGCGTGATCGTATAAACCATCAGAAACCGTATATGATGCCGGTGTGATGTCTGTTAGTGTTGTTGTACCTTTGTAGATTGCTGTAGCTGATGCACTAACTATCTCAGTTGTGCCATCAGCTTTTACAAACTCTGAGATGTGAACAATGTCATCTGCATTAGTGTCAGTGACATAAGACCACCCTTTACGTGCACCAATACGCCCGAACTGGTCAATCACACAGTTTTCAGCAATCAGTGCAAACTGTTCAGGTAATGACGTAGGACTGTCT